AATGTTTATGCCCCTACTGAAGAGGGTGCTAGGGAGTGGTGTAAAGAAAATAAAGGTTATTTAGAGGTAGATGGACAATTAGTAGCAGAAATACCCTGTAAGAAAGGTACATTAATACCTGATTTTGATAATATGATTGATTATAAATAATAAAATTAAATAAATGAATACTACAGAAATATCCTTAGAGGATAAAATAAAACCTTATTTAATCTTAGCTAAAGCTTTTCAAACACAAATAACAAGAATTAAAAAACTAGACCCAATATTAAATAAAGAGAGATTAGAAACTCTTGAACATTTAAAAGACCTAGTACTGAATCAAATGCTATTCCAGGTTAAATATGATGATTTAGTTATTAACGATTATATTAATTTAGGTATAATGTTAGAGGTTGGTTGTGATATAACAAATCTAAAGGAATTAGATAGTGAAATACCTACAAGAATTTTACCATTATCTAATTTGATAGATGCATTAAGAATCAATGATTTAGGAGAAACTAAAAAATAATAAATGAAACCTGAAAATAGAGAAAGAAAGAATGAGATTAAATACCTTATAACACTTAATGAAGAACAAAGGAGAGCAAAAGGTGGAGTTTATAATAAAGATGTAAGTTTCTTTTTAGGAGACTTTGGTTCAGGTAAAGCACAACCATATTACTCTAAAATCTTAACACCAGAAGGTTGGGTACAAATGGGGGATTTAAATATAGGAGATATTGTAAGTACACCATCAGGTAGTTCTAATATTTTGGCAATTTTTGAGCAAGGTGAAAAAGAAATTTATAGGGTATACTTTGACGATAATACTTTTACAGATTGTTGTAAAGACCATCTTTGGAGTGTATCTACAGAAAAATCTAGAAGTAAATGGAAATATAAAGGAACTGGGGTTAATAAAAAACCTATTTATAAATACCCCGTAGAGTATTTTACAATTTCTTTAAAAGAAATACTTGAAAATGGGTTAATAAAACATAAAAGAAGTAATTATGCAATCCCTTGTAAACCTGTAGAGTTTTCAAACAAGAATTTTAAAATACACCCTTATTTATTAGGTATCCTTCTTGGAGATGGGGGTTTAACAAATAATTCCATAAATTTTACAACTATGGACGAAGAAATTGTAAATAGGGTTAAAGAACTTATTGAAAACGACAATTTCCAAGTCAAAAAAGTAAAATATGATTCTGGTAAGGCTAGTACATATTTAATTACTGATTCTTTAGGACTAAGAAATAAAAATGGTTCAAAAATCAACAGATTATTAAATGAGGTGAGAATATTAAAAATAAATACTCTTTCTATACAAAAACACATACCTGAACAATATTTTTGGGGTAGTATAGAACAAAGACTAGAGCTTCTAAGAGGTTTAATGGATACAGATGGTACTATAGATAAAATTAGAAATTCTAAAGAGTTTTCCTCCTCTTCTCTTCAATTATTTAAAGATGTAAAAAGACTTATTGAAAGTTTAGGTGGAGTAGTTAGTGTTGTTAAGCCTAAGTATTTTAAAAATCATTACAACACTCATTATAGGATGAATTTTAAAATATCTTTTAACCCGTTTTTCTTAAAAAGAAAGGCAAATCTTTTTTCTGTAGGTCAGTACCCTGTTCAAAGGTTTATTTCTAAAGTAGAAAAAATTGGAGTTTTTAATAGTAGATGTATTCTTCTAGACAATGAAGAACATTTATATTTTACCGATAATAACATTATAACACACAATACTCAATGTGCAGCTTTATGTGCCTTAGATTTACTTTTTAAGAAACATGTGGATAGGATATTTATCACAAGACCTATTGATTTTTCAGCTACAGGATACCTTACAGGGGATATTAATGAAAAGATGGCTTTCCACCTATTTCCAATTAAGCAGTGTTTCTATGCAGCTTACAGTAAAGAAAAAATTGACAAGTTATTTGCAGATGAAGTAATTAAGATTATACCAATTGATTACATGAAGGGCATTACGTTCATGAATGCTTGTACAATTGTAGATGAATTTGAGGATATTAATTATAGTGATTTTAAAGTAATTCTCTCTCGTTTGGGGCGCGATTCTAAGATTATTTTTACAGGAAGTGAGGAACAGATAGCTATAAAAGATAGCTGTATTCCTAAGATTAAATGCTTAAAAAACTATGATAAGATTAATTATCAAGTGTTTACAAGTCAACATAGAAATGATAGTATTCAATTAATCTTTGATTATATTAAAGAAAATGCCTAAAAGAAAAACTAAAGAGGAATTTATTGAGTATTCAAAACTTATCCATAAAGATAAATATGATTACTCAAAAGTGGATTATAAGAATAATAAAACAAAAGTTACCATTATTTGTAAAGAACATGGAGAATTCTCACAAACTCCAAATGACCATATAGGAAATCATGGATGTAGGAAATGTTCAGAACAAAATCAATTAAATTATAACTTAAAAGAAGCTTATTCAAAAGAAAATGAAAATTTTAATTTAAATTTCTATGTTATAGAGTTATGTAATAATAATGATACATACATAAAGGTTGGGATTTCAAAAGATATTGTTCAAAGATTTAAAAATATTGCAGTAAAAAGTAAATCAATTGTAACACCTTTATTAATTCTTCCTACAAATTTAAAAGAAGCTACACTTTTAGAAGATATGGTTCTAAAAAACTTAAAATCAAAATATAAAAAACAATTTGAAACTAAATTTTCAGGCTATTCTGAATGTTTAGTTATTGAAAGTAAATCTCAAGTAATTGAAGAAATAAAAGGATTTTTTGAAGATAAGAGTCCTTTGGTGGGAAAAATTCTTGACTACGAGTATAATGCAACACATTAAAATATAACAATGGAAAATAACTTAAAAGAACTAGAAGATTTAGTTAAAGAAGGATATGAAGACCAATTAATTAATAAAGGATGTAAAGATTGGTTTCCTTCCTATGTTAGTAAACAAGCATACTTACTTGGTAGAAGTAAGTGTTTAGATAGAGTACAATTAACAGAAGCAATCATCACAGAGATTGTGCATAAGTTAACTTTAGTTAAATAATGTTAATAGTTTGTTTATTAAATTTATTATATTATATTTACATGTCCATTTAAATAGACAATGAAAGCAGTTAAAATAAGTATAGAAGATTTAAAAGTAGGTAATACTTTTGATATGGTAAGATTCATAATAAGAGTTATCACCCTAACTAAGGGTTTACATCTATCAGAAACAGAATTATATGCAATTACACACTTTATAATTAATGGTTATTCTAAATTGTCTAGAAGACAATTAATTGAGAATAAACTACTTACAACTGAGTTTGCAGTAAATAATCTAATTCATAGACTCAAGAAAAATCAATTTATTGTAAAAACTGCATTTGGTTATGATTTAAATCCTGATTATAAGTTAAATTTAAATGATATTGATATTGTTAAATTAGAATTCTTAATTAAGAAATAATGATAGGAAATCAAGTATTAGTTAATACCCAACTAGTTAATCATCCTGATAATCCAATCAAAGAACCAATCAAAGGAGTATCTGTGACAGACATTATATATGTAATTACAGATGAATATTGGAAACAATGGAAGAAAAAGATTAATACTTCTCCCAATCCATATATTAAGATGGAAGGGTTTGGTTTATTTGTATTAAGATATTCTAGAGCTAGAAACTATATGAGATTACTTCTTAGTAAGATTAAATGGTATAGAGTTAAACATGCAGATAAATATCAGAATCCAGAAACTAGAGCAGGAGCAGTTTATCAAGCTATGGTAAATAGATTCAAAGTACTCTGGATTCAAGGAGACCAAGTTAAACATGAATATAATGAGAGAATTGCTAGATGGAAACAAAAGAAAGCTAAAAGAGAATTAAATGAACAAGTTTAAAGAATATTTAAAATTAATACCTAAAGGTTTACCAAACTTTGATAAGATATTATCAGGGGTAATTAATAATGTTAGATTAGAATATGGTTCTTTACCAGAAGATGAACAAGAAGAAATCATTAGACGTAGATTAATTTGTTCTCAATGTCCTCTATTATCTCTTAATGCAATTAAAGATGATTCTGAGTATCAAAGATTATATGGAGAACAATTCATCACCTCTAGAGATAATGAAGCTTTTTGCACTATCTGTGGTTGTCCTGAGACTACTAAAACAGCTTCTCTAGAAACAGAATGCGGATTATCTTCTTATAATGAAGAAAGACCAGACAATATTCAAGAATTAAAATGGAAAAAATACAAATAAATATAATTTATGATAGAACTTAAAGATAAAATATTATTAGCAAAATCAGATAATTCTTTTAAGGTAAGTAAAAATTCCAATCTAAAAGAATACGGATTTCATTATTATGTTGATAGAGAAGAAAATCTAATAATAGTAGATTATCTAACTAAAAATACAGTAGAAATTCCAGTAGAAGAAGTTATAAACCTCATACAACTTCTTTTAGACAGAGTAAGTAATAAATACAACTAAACAACAATAATGAAACAGTTAACTAAACAAGAATATCAAAAACGGTCTCTAGCTATTTCTACATTAGCTATTTACTTAGAATCAACTAAAGCACCATTAGCTAGTGTTTTATATGAGATTTTATCTCCTATTGGGGAGGAAAAACATCCATATAAATGGACAGATAATGAATTTTTAGGTAGTATTGAAAAAGCATTAAATAAACTACATTCAAATGGAGAAGATGCAGAATGGTAAATTAATAGAATTACTCTCATCTCTATATAATGAGATGGTATCTTCTCAAATAGAGATACAAAAAGTAGATATTCCTAAGTCTCCAGATAAAATGACAGAGCTTAGTATTGGTACTAAAGTGATGTATATCAATGAGTTGAATATCAAAATCCTATTTGGAATAGAGATTCTCCTAGACTATTTAGGAGAAGATATTGAGAATCTACCTCAAGACTTAAAAGATTATTACCTCACTATTCAGAATTTAAGAAAACCTATTTCAGATAGTGATTCTGAAGAAATCAAAAAATTTAAAGAACATATTGAAAATTTCAATAAACAATGAAATATAAATCAAAACTAGATATAGACTTAGGAGTATTAGAATGTTATGTGTATGCCATTAAATATTCAGATTTAACAAAAGCAGATACAGATAAAGAGAGATATGAAGCTCTAGGTTTACCTGTACCTTCTGATGATGAAGAAGACATTATAGGAGAAGCTAAAAAGATATTAATTGATTTAAGTCTTATTGGTGGAATTTCTTATTTTCATGAAGATGAAGTTAGACTTTCTGAAGATGAAACTACTAATGCAACACTTGTACAATTTAAAGATGGTTTACAGTTTGTATTAATTATTTCCTTTAATGATTTCAAAGACCTCTATTACACATATAAGAAACCAAATACAGGTAAATAATGGCTGTAAGAAAATCTAGTGTATATTCAAAAGTAAATTTTAATACCCTCAAGAAAGAACTTGGGGGTATTATGGGTTACTTACAATCTGTCAAAGTAGATGATACTTTAGAAGATGATATAGATTGGAAGTTTAATGCTAAAGGAGGAGTTAATCCTACTGTAGTTACAACTGTAGAAAAAGTAATAGAAACCCAACTAAATACTGTAGATACTTGTTCTAAAATTCTAAAAGTAATCTTTGAGAAGGAGGGATTATCAGACTTAGTAAAAGATAGTATAGAAACTCTCACATCAAAACTAGAGGAAATTGAACAATATTATGATGAAAGACCTATATCAGAAATCCAAAAAAGATATATAACTAAAGTATTCTCTTCAGGTAAACCCATAACTTTCATGGCATCCTCTAAGGAAGATAGAATTGCCTCTAGAACAAGAGTAATAGAAAAAATATTTAAAATAAAACCTCTCATTACAGAACTAGAGAATATGAAAGAAGAAGTAATACTCAAAGGAGGTAATGAAATTCCAGAATCAATGTTATATGAAGATTAAAAGTACCTTAGAAACAGACATATTTAACTATAAAACTCCAGAGTTCTTTATTAACATGAAGGACATACCTGATAAAAAGTCTTCTGAAAGGAAGGCTTTTGTGCTTGAGGAGAAAAGAAAATGTAGAGAAGGTATAAATATTAATGGAGTATATATTCCTGGAGGTTTATATTTTCACTTAAACTATTATCATTTACAAGGAGATGATTTAAAAACAGGTAAGAAAACAATTATGTTACCCAGACTCAGGGATAATGAGTGGATATTTTTTAATGATTATGATGAAGCACTTGCAAAAAAATTAATTTATACTTTTTTTGGTCTTCGTCAGGCAGGGAAGAGCGAAAATATTGTATCTCTTTGTCTTAGAGAACTTTCTGTATTTAAAGAAACAGAAGCATTAGCCTTGTTTTCAAGGTCTCCAGATAAAGATACTTTTGTTAAAAAAATGTCTACAGCCATTACTCATGGGGAAAAATTTATAATTGTTCCCACTATTGATAAAGATTGGAATAAAGATGAAATAAGATTTGGTTTTACTAAGCAAGATAATACAACAGAACTAAGGGGTAGGTTGTATATCTATAACACACAAGAAGGAAAGAAGATACAAATGGGTTCAGGAAAAAGTCCGAGCTTCATTTTAATGGATGAAATTGCAATTAATCCATTTAGAAGTGTTTATGATGTAGTAGAACCCGCCTTACTTTCAGATGCAGGAGGATTAAGATGTACTCCAATATTCACATTTACTGGAGGAGAGGCTGAAAAAGCTAAAGATGCTGAAAATTTTGTAAAATATCCCTCAAAAGTTAAGCAATTTGTAACAACTTTAGATAATGGTTCAGAAGTTGGAGGTAGATTTTTAACAGGTCTTTATAGAAAAGATTGCAAAGAACTTTCTACTATTTCTAAATTTACAGGTAAAAAAACAAATACCTGGTTAGATAACTACCCTATATATCTGTCTGATTTTGATATTGCTAAAAGTAGAATTGATGCTGAAAAAGAAGATGCTTTAAAATCTCCAGATAAAAGTACTTATTTATTAAAAAGAATATTCTTTCCACTTACCCTAGAGGATGTATTCTTAACAGAATCAAATAATAGATTCCCTGTAGAAGTAATTAGACAACATCAAGAATGGCTTAGAGAACATTATCAACCAATATGCACAGAACTATATAGAGATATACAAGGTAAAGTACAATGGAAATATTCAGATTTAAAACCAATCAATAAATTCCCTGTATCTCCAACAGATGATAAAGATGCACCTTTCTTAATATTTGAACATCCTATACCTAATGCTCCAAAGTTTACTTATTGTATTGGTATTGACCCTATTAATGCTTCAGATTCAAATGATAAGGTAGTATCATTATTTACTATAAAGGTATATAAAAGAATGCTATCTCCTCTAGATGAATTTAAAGATACTATTGTAGCATCTTATAGAGGCAGACCAAGAGAGTTACAAGAAGCTCATGAATTAGCTCTAATGGTAGCAGAATACTATAATGCTGTAGAAGGAGTTTTACCAGAAGCATCTGAATCTTCTTTATTTCAATATTTCTTCCTTAAAAAGAAGGGACATTTCCTAGCAGATTCTTTTGATTTAGTTTCAGAAATTAATATTAAAACTAAGTTTAAAGGTAAAAAAGGTTTACCACCTACTGTAGCAAATCAAAAACATTACATGAATATAATGGTAGAAGATGCTAATCAAGGGATTATAGAATTAAATGAGGAGGGAGATGAAGTATTAAGTTATGGTGTAACCAAGTTAAGAGATGTTATGCTTTTAGAGGAGATGAAAGAATATAAAAGTAAATCAGGAAATGGTGTACATGATGGTAACTTTGATAGTATTGTTAGCTATGGATGTGCCTTAACCCTAGCTAAATACTATGATATTAAATACCCTCTTACTTCATTTGCCCCAAAGAAACAAGAAAATGTACAACAACATCAAAGTAAATATGTTCATACCCCATTTGGCTCTATAAATAAGTCTTCTAATAACTTTGCTTTTGGTGCTAAAGGTTCTTCGCCTTTACCAAGATGGATGAGAAAATAACATATTTAACTTATTTATGTTATAATTTCGTAAAAATACTAACTTTTAATTATTATAGTAGCTTGATTTAAAATATCTAATACAGATGTCATTATACAATAGACCAATAAATAGTTCATTACCTGTACAACAAGTGTCATATAAAAAGAAATTTTTAGATGATAAAGATGATAATGGAGTAACTAAATGGATGAAAGATTCAATGGATGCATTAGAATCTATAGGAAGATATTCTTTTTTCAATAATATTGAACTTAGAAAGAACTATGAAATCATGCAAGGTAGGTTCAATATTGAAGATTATGTAGATGATTTTGATACTTATGACTTATCTACAATGGTTTATCAAGAAATGAAATTACCTTCTTTCTTGAAGCATTACGATATTACTACTAAAGCAGTTAAATTATTACAAGGGGAATTTATAAAGAGACCTGATATTTTTAGAGTAGTAGCAAAAGATATAGAAACTTCTAATGAAAAACTAAGAATAAAAGGAGAACTTGTATGGAGTTATGTACAAGAATCTATAAATAAAGAAATTACAAATAAATTACTCTTACAAGGACTTGACCCTAATAAAAATGACTTTAAGGATGAACAAGAAGCTTCTGAATATAAACAACTTATAGAACAAAAATATCAAGAATTTACTCCACAATCTATAGAAAAGTATTTAACTTATGATTATAGAGCTGCTGGAGAACATTGGGGACAAGCTACTTTATCTGATGATATAGAAAGATTTAGAATAAAAGAGCAAGATGTATTAGAATTCTACCACATGTGTGTATCAGATAGAGCTTTTTCACACATCTATTTAACACCTTCAGGGTATGGAATAGAAACTTGGAATCCTCTTACAGTATTCTACCAATATAATACACAAAATAGAAATATAGAGGATTTAGGGTATTGTGGAAGAATTCTATATATGTCTAAAACAGAAATTATAGATTACTTTGGTTGGAGAATGACCCAATCTCAAATAGAATCTCTTTACCCTGAACAACAAAAAGAAGGTTCTCAAGGAAGTGTTTACAAAGAAGCTTTCAATGCTACTATGTATCCTTTTGCAGATTATAGAGAATATGACACTTTAGTAACTGCTATGGGACAAGCTGTAGGAGAAACTACTATGCAACATAGTCCTTATGGTATTCCTCAATTTGGTTTTTACCCTGGAACAGATGGTTCAAATTATATCTTTACTCAAGCAGATATAGTTCAAGTAACTCAAGCTTATTGGAAATCTCAAAGAAAAGTAGGTAGGGTTAATTATGAAGATGAAAATGGAAAGATTATTTCCACTATTGTAGATGAAACTTTTAATCCTAAGTTATTTGGTATCAAGGAGTTAAAAGAATCTTTTAAAGATTCAGTAGATGAACCTAATACAATTACTTGGACTTGGATTACTGAAACTTGGCAAGGAAGTAAAATCAATGTTAACTATAAAAAGATGGATAATGTTGAAGATAGAAATGCCATTTATATAGATGTAAAACCTTGTGAATTTCAATTTAGAGGTAATGACCCAAGATTTATCCATAACTGTAAATTACCTGTTATTGGTAATATCTTCAATAATGTTAATGGAAGAAGTCAATCTGTAGTAGATTTACTCAAACCTTACCAAGTATTAGTAAATGCTTTCTATAATCAAGCTTACCATGTAGCTCAAAAGAATAATGGAAAATTCTTTGTAATGGGAGCATCTATGTTACAAAGTAATAAAGATTGGGGAGGTGAAGAAGCTCAAGAAAAATTTATGACTATTGCTCAAAACTTAGGTTTAGCTATTGTAGATGATTCTACTCCTGCACAAGCTCAATCTATGCAATATGGATTAAAGGTTCTTGATATGGATGAATCTGATAGAATAACAAGACTTATTAATCTAGCTATGCTTATTGAGCAACAAGGGTTTATGCAACTTGGTATAACTCCACAAAGACAAGGTACTGTTCAAGCATCAGAAACAGCTACAGGAACTCAAGCTGCTGTGAATAACTCTTATGCTATTACAGAGATATATTTTGAACAATTCAATAACTATAGACGTAGAAAATTACAATCCTTACTTGAGATGGCTCAATACGTAGAATCTCAAGGAGAAGGAGATGTAGTTAAACAATACACCACTTCAGACTTAGGTAGAGCTTTTATTTCTGTAAATAAAACGGATTTATTACTAAAAGATTTAGGTATTTACCTAATGAACTCTGCTGAACAACAAAGAAAGAAACAAATTATAGAAGAGCTTATTCTCAAAAATAACCAAACATTAATGCCTTTCTCTAAACTCATGGATGTGGTTAGAATGGACTCTTTATCTGATATTCAGAAGAGTATTGAGGAACAAGAGAAACAATCTCAAAAACAAGCACAAGAAGCTCAAAAACAAGCTATGCAGTTGGAAGAGAAGAAACTCCAAATGGAAGCTGAAGAAAAACAAAAAGATAGAGAGAATAAACTTCAAGTTGCCCAAATCCAATCTCAAAATAGATTGGATGCAATTACCTTACAAGGCATTGCAAATGAAGGTTCATTCTCCCAAGAAACTGATACTACTGACCAATTAATTGCTCAAAGAGATATTCAACTTAAAGAATCTCAAGCTAATTTCCAAAATACACTACAACAATCTCAAATAACTAATGACCTAATAGACTCTTTCAATAAGAGAAAACTAGAAGAATCTAAATTAAAACAAGATAAAGAGTTAAAGAAGAATGATGCAGAGTCTAAAAAGAAAATAGAAAATCAAAAATTAGAGCAAATCAAAACTCAAAATGCTAATCAGAAATATCTAGCTGATAAAAAACATCAATCAGATATGGCTGTTAAAAATAAAGAGTTAGAAATCAAGCAATTAGATAAAGAAATTAAGCTTCTAGATATTAAAAATGCAGAAAAGAAAGCAAATATTGAGACTGATAAGTTAAAACAGAAAGCTAAAATGGAAAAAGAATTAGCAGATTTAAAAGCTAGTTCTATTGAAAAACTTACTGATGTTAAAATAAAAGAAGCAGAGAAACTAGCTAAACTTAAAAATGCAGAATCTTCTACATCTACTTCTCTAAAAATTGATGAAATTAAACAACAACATGATTTCAAATTAAAAGAGAATCAAGAGAAGCATAAAGAAAATCTAAAGAAAATTAAGATTAAACCTAAACTTAAAAAGTAAATGTTAGAAGTATTTACATATAAAGTAAAGAATTTACCTAAAGTGCAGAGAAGAAAACTAGGTAAAGAGAAAGCTTATGCTATGTATTACTCTGAAGGATTAATAGAAATTGACCCTAGATTTAAAGGTAAGAAAGAATTAATTCTACTTCTCCATGAACTTGAACATCACCTTCACCCAGATTGGACAGAAGATGAAGTAATTGCTGAGTCTGAAACAATTGCATCCTTTTTATGGAGAGAACACTTTAGAAAAATACATCATGAAGAATAGATTTTCTATTAGAGCCATACTATACACTGTACACTCTACTCTACATAATATTTGTTAAAGTGTATATTTTTTTATACTATTGTATCACAAACCAAAACCAAACCAATTAATGTCTACAGTAAAAGTTGAACCATTCTTCTTTCAAGAAGATGGAATTCAAATAGCTCCCAATTCACTTCCTGGAGCTGTTGAAGAAAATAAAGATACTCAAAAAGAAACTCCTGAAACTCAAGCTAAACCAGAAAACACTTCTAAAGATGATAACTCATCTGAAGGAGTTATTCATACAGGTTTCAGTTTTGAAGAACCAGAAGTACAAGTAGAAGGAACTAAGGAAGAAGAAAAAGAGACTGAAAAAATTACTTCTGATAAAGTAGAATATAAAGCAATCTCTGATTTTCTTATTGAATCTGGAATTTGGAAAGACTTTGAAGGTAAAGAAGATTTTGAGTTTAATGAGGAATCTTTCCAGACCATGTGGGAAGCTCAAGCTAAAAATCAAGCTGCTGAAATCCTACAAGAAGAAAAAGCTCAATTTGGTGATACAGCTAATCAATTTATTGATTATCTAAAATCAGGTGGTACAGTTGATACTTTTGTAGAGAATTACTCTCAACAACTTGATATTCAATCCATTGACATTACTGATGAAGATGGACAAGAAAAAATTGTAAAAGAATACTACGAATCAATAGGTTGGAAACCTGAAAAGATTAAAAAACATATTGAGCGTATTAAGGATGAAGTAGAACTTAAAGAAGAAGCTGAAGATTGTAAATCTAAACTTGTTGAAGCAATAGCCTCTGAAAGAGAGGAAATGATTAAAGAACAAGAAGCTATTCAAAAAGATAAGAAATTAAAGTTTGAAAGATTCAATAAAGCAGTAAGAGAGACATTCTATAAAGATACTACTCTAGCTGAACGAGAAAAGAAAGACTTGGATAAATTTGTATTTGACTATAAATATCAAGACCAAGCAGGAAATAGATACTCTGAATTTGCAACAAAGTGGAATGAAATTAATTCTGACCCTACCAAGTATGCAAAGTTCCTCAAGTTTGTAAAAAACTTTGATTCATTTGAGGATAAGAAAGAAACAGCAAAAGAAGAAAATAGAAAAAATTTCTCCTTCCTTAAAAAAGGAACTTCTTTAGAAAATGTTGTTTCACAAGAACCAGTAAAACAAAGAAGCAATAAAACCCCTGGTGGAATTGTTTTCAAATAATACGATACTAACATTTAAAAATAAAAACAAATAGACTAAAATGGCATTAGGTACATTTAAGAATTTCGGAAATAACATTGTCCTTGAAAAAATGGACTACCGCATGGCAGGTAATTTCACCGATGAAAATAAATTATTGAACCTCTTGCAAGGAGGAGATTCTCTTAAAACTCAACACTTAGGAGTACTAACCTTGTTCAATCAGATGCAATTGGTGAATACACCATTGTTGAAAATGACAGAACTTGCAAAAAATACATTATATGTAAATGGTGATGATGGTGAGTTTACTTTCGATGTACCATATACATTGGAAATGCCTACTATCCGAGAGGATTTAACTGGAGATAATGCTACTCCTGGTATTGATGGACAAACATTTGAATTGTTAATTGGTGATGGTAACTTAGACCCAATCTTTGCACCTAACCAAATTGTTACTGCTGACCTTCGTGATGGACAAAACTTCATTGTAGTAGAAGTAGGACAACGTTTATCTAATGGATTTGTTTATAAATTTAAACTTATCACTACAGATAGAAATGAATATGTTTCTAAGAAATGGTTGAAACCTGGAACTCAATTGTTTGCAGTTGGTTCTTTGCTTGGAAAATATGATGAAGATGCTCCTGGTGTAAACCAATCAGCAGGTTTTATGCGTTTATTGCATAAAATTGGTGGTAAGCGTGCTGTTAAAATGACAGTTCATGGAGGTGCACAAAGATTAAAAATTGATGGTTTGGATGGTGTAAGTAATAATTTTGCAGCTACAGTTGCACCTTACTTAGACCCTAAGTCTCCTAACTTTATGGCAGCTATTGGTTTCAACAATGGAACTGGTGGTGTAGATAGAGCAAAACCTCACTCTTTTGTACCTATGCTCGAAGTAATGTTGTACAAAGAATTGATGTTACAAGCAGAGAGACAATTAATGTTTGGACAAGGAGGTATTGTACAAGACCAAAGAAATACAAGTAAAATTGCTTCTCAAGGTTTGTACCAACAAATGAAGAATGGTAACTGGTTGCCAATCCCTAAATATTCTTTGGATATTATTAAAGGAGTGTTCTCTCAAGTATTTAAAAACAGACCTGATATTGCAGATGTAGATAGATATTTACATTTCCAAGGTGGTCGTGGAGCAGTTACAGAATTAACAAGAATTTTTACAGAAGCAGGTGTAATGACTGCTAATGCAATTGGAACTGTACTAGATAACTCTTCTTTAGGAATTATCAAAGGTAAAGATGCTTATAACTTAGAAGGAGGTTTCCGTTTCACTAAAATCTTCTTATCTGGATATGGTCACGTTTCAATTGAACATAACCCAGCTTTAGATTCTGAATTCAACCGTACAATGGATGAAGAAAGAGTTGGAGGACATCCTAAGTTCTCATATACATGTATGATTACAGATGTAACTCAAGAATCAGCTTCTAATGCATTCAAACCTTCTAAAGATGTAGATTTTGCTACAGGTTATGACAATAAATCTAATATTTATCTAGTTCGTAATCAAGGTTTACCAGGTGTTAAAACCACTTATGTAAATGGTAGAACTTCTCCTTATGGAATTAATGCAGGTAAAGGTCAAGTAGCTTCTAGCTTATTTGATGGATACACAGTATTTATGGAAGACCAATCAAGTGTTTGGTTGCGTGACCCAGGTAAATCTGTACTAATTACTTTGTCGTAAGACAAACAACAAATAATAAAACCAAAACCAAAAACCAAATATGTTAACTGAAAAAATTGACTACTCTAAGGAGTATAAAATTGAAGCTGTTCCTTCAAAAAATCAAAAAGAATTAGCTGAACATGGATTAAGTACATACCCAGGGATTACCCAATATGTATCTGCTCAATGGAATGATATGCTAAAAAAATATGAAGGTACAGGGTTTGATGAAAATGCTCCACATATCCTAAGATTAGATTCAAAAGAAAGAGGAGAAATACAAAAGTTCATTGTAGCTAAGAGAAAAGAATTAGAAGATAAAGCTGGATTACCAGAAGGTTATTTAAAAGCTACTTCAGAAGCATGGTCAAGTGACTTATGTATTCATCATATTGAAGTAGGGCAAGATTTAAAAATTCGTGTCAATGGACATGATAATATTTTAAGACCTGCTGAAAACTATAAAGATGCTATTCTATTAACTTTAATTATGAATAGTAAATCTTTCCCTAAAGGAAAGAAAGATAGTTCTAGTCCTGATTATAGAGATGCTCGTTTTTATCTTACAACTACAGAAGAACAAAGTAATATTACTAAAGGTTCTCTTCAGAAGAAGAAAAAAGCTTATGTTTATCTTAATGAATTGTTTGAAGAAGGTAAACAAACACAAAAAGCTTGGGAAGTTGCTTTCAAACTTGGTTTAGTAAATAAACAAAAAGTAGATGCAGATACTCTAGAACTTAAACTACATGAAGCTATCTTTAATGATAAATCAGGTAAAACTCTAGATGCTTTCATTGAAGCTTGTGAATTATCAAAAGATATGTTAATTGCACATAACTTGTTCCAACAAGCAATTAATCTAGGATTAATTAGAGTATCTCCAGATGGATTCTATCATAGAGGTGCAATTAATTACAGAAAAACAAAACAAGAGAGTGTAGATTACTTGCTCACTCCAGGAAATGAATTAGAATTAGCAGAACTGAAAAGTGATGTTGAAACAAGAAAGAAAAAACATAATGCTATAGGATAATGGTCTCTCCAGAGTTAATTTTTGTAAAGTTCCTTAATAAGGTAAATAAGGGGAATACTCAAGGGGATATAGCAGTAGATAGAGATAGATTCGTTCTAATATTTAATGAGGTAAAAAACAGATGGGTAGAAAAAACCCTAAAGGTTAAAGATTCAATTTTAATAGATTCTCTTTGGGAAATTGTTAAAACAATAAATCTTACAAATGGACAAGTTAAATCAGACTATGTTCAATTTGAAATACCAGAAGATTTTTATGAATTAATCCTTGCTGAATGCTTTGCATCAAGAGGAGATTGTAAAAAGAAACTATACCTAAGAGAAGTAAAAAATCAAGATAAGAATATTTTAAGATTTAACTTAAACTACAAACCTGATTTTGAATTTGAATGGAGTTTCATATCTGTACAAAATAAATACCTAAGAGTATATACAAATGATTTTAAAGTATCAAATGTTTCTCTAGAATATTATCAAGTAATACCTGATTTAGATATAGAAGGATATATTCACTTAGATGGCTCTTTATCAACTAATAAACCCATACCACTTTCAGAGCAGTATGTTGACCAAATAATCAATCTTGCAGCAGAAGAATTTGAAAGAAATTTCCAAAACCCACAAGATTTACAATTAGCAAAAGATAGAACAAGTTCTCAAGAATAATTAAAAACAAAAAAATAAAAAAGAATAAACAATGGTAAATAGTTATCGTTATGCATTTGCAGCAACAACTTCTGATATTCCTTCTACAGGAACAACTGTAGATTTAGGGGTTGGACAATTAGGTGTATTTGATGGAAAAACTTTCGCTGCAACAAGTGGTGTAAGTGCTAAATCAATCTTAATTGCACAAGGAACTCCTGATTCTTTATTCCCACAAGGAGCAAGTAAAGGAAATCAAACATATAAAACTGATGTAATCAAAGGTTCTAATGTTAAATCTTGGAAAGTAAAAAAAGCAAGTAGAGGTAAAGGAATGGTTACAACTATGGGTTTTGATGGTGCAGATTTGACCAAAAACCTAACAGTTAAAAAAGGAGAAGCATTTACTTTCTGGGTAACATTATCTGGAAGTCCGATTGCAAACTTGCTAGGAAATTCTCCAAAAACACATTATGCAGTATGGACTGAACAGTTCACTATTCAATTACCTTGTGTATCTGAATGTGTTGATACTTGTGGAGAAACAGTAGACCCTAACATTGTTGGTGATGCAGTTCTAGCTGAATTTGCAAAACGCAAAATCATTGGAGGTCAATATCTTACAGATTATGTAAAAGCAACTAAATTAGTTTCTTGTGATACCCCTTCTGGTTTACCAACTGTAAGTTATACAGTAGTAACTTTAACAATTCCTGATACAGGTGATGCAATTGCACTTGGGAAAGTACAAGCTCAATATCCAGGAGTTAAAATTAAACGTAGTAAAAGAGATGGTGTATATTCAACTTATGAAGCAGTAGTAGCAGATGGAGTAACTTTAACAGATTTTTCTAGTGTGGGTCTTCCAGTAGTTCCAACTTGTGATTCTTGTCCTTCAGGTTGTCCTTCAGGTTACACTTTACAATCTGCTCAAGATGTATATATTGTTCAACGCCCATTGTCAGCAAATACAGATTTGCATAATGGAACAGCAAGGACAGCTTTTGCAGAAGCATTAGAAGCTGCTTACTCTGCTACAGCTAGTGAATTCCTTTCTTACAATGGTTCAGTAGCTACAGTAAAACTTTACTTTGCTACAGGAACAAGTGTATCAGCTTTACTTTCTGATTCAGTAGTATTGGTTGAAACAAATGCAGAAATTTGTACTCAAACTAGTCCAACAACAACTGCTTGGGTAGAATGTAAAACTTGTGTAGCAGCTAAGAAAACTTTTGTAATCACTATTAAAGATGATTGTAATGTAGATGCTCTTGCAGAATTGGAAGCAATTTATGGTTCAGGAGTAACATTGGTTACACAAAATACAGATACTTGTACTGCTCAATACTCTCTAGAAGTAGAATCTGATAATAAAGATTGTGATTCTTGTGCAGAAGTTCTTTGGCAGTTTTCAGCACCAAAACCTTTCAAAGGTTTAGTATGGACAGAAGTTCTTGGTGAAACTGGTTATGGAACAGATTGCAACATTGGAATTGAATTTAAATCAATCTATGAGCAAAGAAAAACTAAAGAGTGTTTCTTGAATCAAGTAGCTTATGAGTTTGAACCATTGTTTATCTCTGTATCAACTAGAAATCCTGACCCTAATGATTACAGTGTTCTTTGTGGTTCTGATGTTCCAGTAACAGTTACTCAAAATGTAGAATATCCTTTTGGTTTAGGTAGAACAGTAGCAGCTCAAGTAATTGAAACTAACTACAACTTTAATCAACCTTGGAGAAAAAATCCAGCAGAGCGTGATGCATTAGAATATGAATTGGGAATTGACTTAAATGGTTACTATGACCAATACATCATTGAATATGTTACACATCCTGATACATTTGGAGCATCTCACTTTGGAACTACTCAAACTCAATCAATGGAAGCTTCTTTCTACTTCAATGAAGGAACAGGTGCAGCTTTTGAATCAGTAGTATCAGCTTTCCTTGCAGGAACAACTGATATTGTTTTGGAGCAAATCTAATAACATAATTAACTAACCTTGAAGGTGGGGAGAGGGAATCTTAACTCCCTTTTCCCACCTTTTTGTTTTAAACAAATAAAGAAATGACATTTAAATTTCCTTACCGAAACTCAAATATCAAAAATGAAATTTTAAATTTCATTAAAACCTATGTAACAATCAATACCTTCCATGATATTAAAACTATACTAGAACCCTGTTGTAAACCAACTATCAGTATAGCAGAAGATTCTACTAGTTGTTCAGGTAGTGATACTGTATTTTCAAATATTACTGTAAGTACAGTGTTGAAAAGTAAAACAGTTACTTTAATATTTACATTTACTGATTATCGTGGGACAGAAGTAAGTTCTACATCATTAATTGTAGATACAGATTCAAGTGGAAATTGGACAGGTGAAGTAGTTTTATATGATTATGTTACTACTGGTTTAGCAACATTAACAGTAGGTGTAGTTGCTCCAAATAGTCAAGTAATTTCTACCTCAACACCTATTGTTGTTACAGGTATTAGTAACTGTAATTAATTATAGTAAAATAAACCAAATATTCTATGAAACCTAGGGATGAGAAAATATCTGGTATATATTGTATCAGTTTTATAGGAAGCCCTAAATGTTATATAGGAAGTTCTATAGACATTTGTAAAAGAGGAAATCAACATTACAATAGTCTTTTAGCACAAAAACATAGAAATAAAAAACTTCAAAATGCTTTTAACTTATTTGGAAAATATTCATTTTGTTTTACTATAATAGAAAAAGTTCCATTTATTGAAAAATCTACAGTAGAAAAGATTAAAGAGTTAAGAAAATTAGAACAAGATTATCTAGATAGTATATTATTAGCAAATACAGATGAAAAATACTTTAGAGAAAATTCTTATAATTTATCAAAATTAACAGTAGCAGGATGTTCAATAAATTCTAGTAAAGGTAAAGCTACTTCTAGAACTATTCCGATAAGTGTTTTTGATTTGAATATGAACTTTATTGAGGATGTTATAAGTTTACGAGAGGCTGAAAGAAAATATAATGTTACTGGAATTCACAAATGTTGTAAAGGTCTTAGGAAAAAAGTAAAAAACTATATTTTTAGGTATAAAAATGATATTAATATTGAATACATTCCGAAGAAAAAAGAGATAAAAGAAAAAGTAAATATATACACTAACCCTATTTTTGAATATGATTTAGATGGTAATTTTATAAGAGAATGGAGATGTATGGAGGAGGCTACAGATAAATTAAAACTACCACAAGGAGGTATAAGTAGAGTTCTTTCTGGAGAGTATAATCATGTAAAAAAGAAGGTATTCAGAAAAGAAAAATATGAAAAAATAGAAAAGATAAAAGTAAAACCTAGTCTAAAAATAGAAATATATAGTAAAGATGGGGAATTATTACATATAGCAAAAAGTACTGTAGATGCAAGTAATTATACAAAAATATGTAGAAAAAAGATATGGAATATCTTAAATGTTGGGGTTGTTAATAAAGAAAATTATATTTTTAAGTTAATTTAAAATCAAAAAAATGAGTTGTCAAGGAGTTAGTTGTAAAAAATGTGGGGCAGTTAGACCAGCCTGTCAATTATTAAACGGAGTGTGTAAAACTTGTATAAGTTTAAAAAAGTAACAAAAAAGTAATGCAATCAAGTAAATTAAGTTTTGATATAATAGATACATCTACTTGCAGAACTCTTGCAATTATGGATACTTCTGTATACCAATCTTTACAAGTAATTGCAAATCCTACCCTCCAAGTAATTTCTCCCTTTGATGATGAACCTGTACAATTAGACTATTATAGAAATGGTATAACTGTACTTAATAGTAATAATTTAGGTATTACTAATGTAAATGATTTTGATTACTTAGTAGATTTACCTGATGGATTATATACTATTAAAATTAGTATATGTCCTGAAGATATATACTGGTTTGAAAAATCTTGGTATAGAACATGTCAATTAGAATGTAAATATGACCAAGCTTTCTTAAAATTAAATGTATCTTCTTGTGATATATGTTATTCTCCAGAAAAGGTACAAAAATTAGAAAGAGCTAGATTATATATCTATGGAGCTAAGGTTAATGCAAAGAATTGCAATAACAAAGAAGCCGATAGACTTTATAAAGGGGCTGAGAAAATTTTGACAAATTTGCTTTTGTGTGATTGTGGAGGAAAATAGTAAAAAGTGTTTAGGGTGTGATAATTTAATAAAAGTACCCTCCAAAAAGAATTATTGTTCTGATGATTGTTATTCTAGAGTTTACAAGAAACAATATTATTTAGATAATAAAATAATTACTTTAAAGGAAGAAAGGTCTTGTGAATGTTGTAGTAAAATATTTATCCCAAAAACAAAGAAAAGTAGATATTGTTCTAGTAAATGTGGAAATAAGGATTTTCAAAGGAAGGTAAGTGGGTTTTACAATATTAAGCCAAGAAATTGTGGGTATTGTGGCAATTTGTTCACACCAAAGAAAGGTAAGAATACAAAATGTTGTTCTGGTAAATGTAATTCTAAACTTTATGCTAAAAATAATCCTGAGAAATGCAGAGAAACTAAAAGAAACACAACAAAGAAAAGAAAAGCTAAAAATCCGGAATTATTTTTAGAAAAGAAAAGAATGGAAGGTAAAAGAAACCAAAAATGGACTTATATAAAAAGAAAATATGGACTTACTAAAGAAGAGTATTTCAATTTAATAGAAAGTCAAAACAATAGATGTAAAATATGTAATAATATTTTAGAAGGTAGAGATACTCATGTAGACCACTGTCATACTACAGGAAGAGTAAGAGGGATATTATGTTTTAATTGTAATGTAGGTCTTGGAAATTTTAAAGATAGTATTCAATTTTTATATAATGCTATACACTATTTAGAACAAAATAAATAATGGGGACTAACATAACTTGTGGAAATTATAATGAAGATTTTATTACTTGCTTGTTAAAAGAAGTAGATGATAAAATTGCGTTACTTAGTAACAAAGATTATAAAAATAACATATATAACTTAGGTCTTTGTGTACATGTAAGTAAGTATATGAAGTTAATCCAATTCAAAGAAATATTAGAAAAAGTAATGAATTGTAATAGTTGTTATGATTCTTTGAAAATAGAAGATATAGTAAGCCAAGTGAAAAACGAATTAAATAAGTATTAAATGTCTTGTAAATCTTGTTCAGAAAATAGTTCCACTACATACTCTAGATGCAATCCTCCAGTATCTTCTAATTGTTTATTCTATCAAGGAGTAGCTAAACAATGTAGTAATGATAGTACATTTAATATATGCAAAGGTGATAACTTCTCTGATGTACAATCACTGATATTTGATAAAATTTGTAAGTTAATAGGAGATACAAATGTTTCTACTATTCAAATCCCTACATGTTTAAAACAGGCATGGGATGATTCAGACTTATCAATCTTCAATTTATTTACATTATTGTTAGAACAACATTGTGTTTTACAGACAGAAGTAACTAATCTAACAAATTCTATCTCAACAGTTAACCCAGAAGTAGAAATATGTTTAGGTTGTTGTGAAGAAACAGGATGTAATAATTCAGCTACAATTTTACTTTCAGATGCTTTACAAAAAATAGTATCTTGTATCTGTACATTAAAATCACAAGTTACCTCACTAAGTACAGAAGTTGGAAATTTAACTACTCAATATAATGCCCTTGTTACTCAAGTAGGAGTTATCCAAACAAATGTAACAAACCTAGTTAATGCTCAACCAGAGATTCTTAAAAGATTAGCTTGTGTTGAATTTAGAATTGATAGTACTCCAGAAGTTTATCCGAATTGTCAATAAACCATATTAAGAAATGCCTTGCATAAATTGTAAAAAAAGTATTTTATCACAAACACCTTCACTAATTGGAGAAGCAAAGTGCAACCCATTATGCCCTGAAGATATTGTTTGTCAAGAATTACTTCCCTCTTCTTGTTTATTTTATTCAGGTTCTTATTTACCTTGTTTAGATGTAGACTTTGGAGATAGAATTACTGATGTAATTAAATCTATTAATAGTAAATATTACACAATTACTTCAAGTAATATAGAAATTACTGAATCTATTGTAGATGGATGTAAAGTAATTAATCTTGAAGCTCCATCAGGTCAAGTTTATACTGACCAATATGTTGCAGCTACAGTAGGTGGAGCAACAGACATTCCAAGTTTCTTAGTTAATAAATTATCATCTTCTGATGGCTCTATTGCAATTAATACAATAGACCCAGAAGTTTCTACTGTTAATTTAGTTGCTCCTTGTGCTGCAAAAGTAAAAGTTAGTGATGTCTCTCAAGCAGAAACTTGTGGTTATTTAGTTGATAAATTTTCAGAAGGTGCTGTATTACCAGAAGTAGATTATTTAACTGACCCTGATAATCCTACGATTAGATTTATCAAACAAGTAAGAACATACACTTGTTCACCACAGTCAATTTCTTTTGTAAATGACTGTAATCCTGCTATAAATGCAGGTACAATTGTAAATCCTCCTGTAACTGTTAATAATTATAATTGGAGAGTAACAGCGGATTCAATGCAAAATCCAGGGGATATTACTTTTAATATTTCAACAGGAGAATTTACTGTAGTTAGGGGAGGAGTTTACGATATTAATATTGCTTTTGGTGTTCCTTTAACTTCATCTCCTTCTTTAGCCCCAGGATATATAAGAGTGTTATTACACTATATTGGTACTAATTCTGGAAGATGTGTTACATATGGAACAGTTTATTGTACTAACCAAACTGCTGTTTATGGTAGTGCTATTGTAAAAGGAGTTAGTATACCAAATAATACATCATTTGATGTGTTATTATATAACTACTCAGGTTTAAGTACCCAACAACAATATAGTAATATTGATTTATCATTTGAAAAAGTAGGATAATAATGAGTTGCCATAACCATACAATAAATAATTGCGAAGAGTGTATCTCTCAAGTAAAAGGTAAATGTGTATTTTACCAAGGAGCTACATTAAGTTGTCTTGATGTAGTAAAAGGAGATAATTATGATGATATTCTAGCAGGATTAAATCAAATTATATGTGACTTAACTCCTCCTAGTGGAACAGTATATGAAGGAACAACTAATCAGATTGACATTAATGGGAATGTGATTAGTTTATCTTCTACTGTAACTTCTGCAATTACAAATTTACAAAATGTAGTAAGTCAAAATACTAGTTGTATAAGTTCTACTGTAAAAAATATTACATCTAGTTCTTTAACTATTACTAACACTAATGAAACAGCTTGTGGTAAGACTTTAAATATTGAATATTCAGCCCCTACTCAACCTCAACTTCAGGGTATTGTTTATAATCAATCTTCCTCTCAACCTAATGTTGGTAATAATTATAAAAGAATACATGATTTAAGTTCTTATAATTTAGGTAATTTGGATGAAGTAGAGATTAAACTAGAGTTAAAAACTAATAATATTAGCCCTACTCCATATACTAATAATTTAATTACTGTATATGATGGAACTACTTTAAGTAATGGATTAGCTATTTCAGATAGAGGAGGTTTATTTTTCTTAACTGATGCTACTTCAATTATTACAAATGTAAATATAACTATAACAGTTATAAACATAGCTACTAATAGAGTTAACATTAGAGCTACAATGCAAACTTATGGAGGCACAGCACTATATGAAACAGATGCTAGTATAAAAGGTACAATGTCTACTGTTAATAATGTAACTGTTCCTCTAAATTCCATAACTGTAGAGTTTGGAAATACTTACCCTTCAGCTACTTCTCTAGAACAATATACTGTTTCAATCAAAAGAAAGATATAACCAATGGCTACAAGAACTATAACTTTAAATATTCTTCTTAATGGAACAGGAACAGAAATTCCTTCTCTATTAACTACTGACCCTTATGAATTATATCTAATTCAAGGCTCTACAATAGCTATAGGAAATTATGCACTTGTCCCTACAGGAACTCCTTCTCTAGGTTTAACTTATAAATTTAAATATAAAGCAACTCTAGATATTACTACAAATAGTAAAACTTTCTCCCTTTTTGGAACAAACATTACTCAAGAACAATTAAATAAAAATTGGTCAGCAGAATGTTACTACAATGGAACTTCTTGGGATATTATCCTTGATATGGATTTCTCTGAAGCAGGTATTATCTCTAGTACCAATCTTCAATCAAATATAATTAACTCCACTGCTCTAGCAAATGGCTCTGTAACTACTCCTAAGTTAGCAAACTTAGCAGTAACAGATGCAAAATTAGCCAGTGATGCAGTTACCACTTCTAAGATTTTAGATGCAAATGTCACTACAGCAAAGATAGCTGATGATGCAATTACTACAGTAAAAGTACTTGATAGTAATATTACCACTGCAAAGATTAATGATTTAGCAGTAACTACTAATAAATTAGCAGCTACTTCAGTCACTAATGCTAAAGTTGCCAACAACGCAATAGATACTGCAAATATTATTGATAATGCTGTAAGTAATTCTAAATTAGCTTTAGGTACACCTTCAAGTGTAAAAATTGTAGATGCTGCTGGAGATGTACAGGATTTAGTTCTTGGTGCAGATGAATTACCAATAGGTAATGGAACTACAGTCACTACAATT